TTGATAATACCATTATGCCATAAGTAATCACCTCTGTCATTAGCAGGATGAATAGATGTTACATCTTTACTATCTGTAGTAGGTGCTTGAACATGACCAATATAATAATAATTAGGCTCTAGTTCTTTTTCCGGCATTGTACCAAAATCTTTTTCTACTACATCCATTCTCTTTCCGTCATAATAAGAGATAGAGTAGCTATAAGAACCTCTATAACTATTTACTCTCATTAATTCATAAAACTTATTCTGATCATAAGAACCAAAAATTGCACACATTAGATAAAAATCTCCCCACCTCTATGGCTATATACTCCTACCATACAATCTCTATTACCAGCTACAGCATAAACCATAGCTCCATAATGAGAATATTCTTTATATGTTGTTTCAGCATCTTCCATAGCTAGTTGTAAAGTTGCAAACTCTTTTTTATAACAATGCTGTCTTCTATTACCACGTTTTTGAAAAACAGTAAAATGTTCTGCTTTATCTAATATTAACGCATCTTGATCTGTAAAGTTAGGATATAAAGCCATTTATTGTCTCCAAGGAATATCAATCGCATACTCAATAGGGTCTTTCATACCTTTATTCATAAAGGCTTGAATGCGCTCTGAGCAAGAAGGACATTTACCACAAGCAATTCCATGTACATGGGGTGAACCTTTAACCCATTCTACTCTGTGCTCTGGATCATAACACGTAAGAGTATGTTTTAGCAGCTCAGTTTCACCTAACTCTTCTAACAAATTAATTTCTTCTGTCTTAGATAGATCAGAGAAAGGAGCAATAAGAGTAAGAGGCCAAGATCTATTCTGATCATAGATGCTATTCAAACCGTCTACAAACTTCTGAGTAGTATCCCAATAGCTATATTCATCATGAACTTGCAAACCACAAACAATATGAGAAGCAGCATTAGCTTCAGCAAAAGCAGCTGTAAGAGAGAACATAATCATATTACGAAAAGGTACGTATGTAGGTGGTTGAGGGTTACCTAGAATATCTTTAATAGTAGGCATCGCTACATCTGTACCTGCAATATTAGCAGATACATTTTTAACAATATCTCCTAGAATAGATAAATCTAAAACTTTTCTAGTTACTCCTAACTCATCACATAGCCGCTGAGCATATTCTAATTCTACTTTTTGCTTTTGACCATAATCATATCCAAGAGAGATAACATTATCTGCACCATAATGATGAGCGCACATAATAACAGCAGTAGCACTATCCATTCCACCACTATGAGTCACAATGACTTTTTTATCAGTATGAGGTAAACGATTAATAATCTCTTGTAGTTTATCCACTTGCGTTATCCTTCTCTTCATATAAGCTTCATGCGATTCATACATTACTGCCTCGCTGTCTTCATAGGAGGCTCTTCTACCTTTTGAAGATCTTCAAACCCAGCTCTAATAATAGCTAGATTACTAGTACCTCTAACAGGGTTAATATCGATACCACCTCTACGAGTATATAGACACGCGACAGCGATATCACATTTAGGCATAAGCACTTTTAGTCTTTTAATCACACATTCACAAATCTCTTCATGAAAGTGATTCTCTCTACGCATACTAACAATATACTGTAGCATCGATTCAGGAGTAGGTTTCTGATCTCCTTCGATATAGATATAGATATCACCCCAGTCAGGTTGATTAGTAACACGACAGTTAGAACGAAGAGCATTTGTAGTATATGTAATTTTACTACGTTTATCAAGATTCACAATATCTAAGATATCTGGATCTTCATTATATCTATCAAAAGATAGTTCAGATACATCAACCAGATCTTCTAGCTTATTATAGACAGCACTGATAGGATCACCTAATGCGCTATTATGAAAATAAGCTTTTACCTGACCACCGATAACCTCAGTTAAGTCTCGCTCCATCATATCAAGAGCTCTTTGCGTAGCTTCTTTAACTGTCTTACCCATAACAGCCATGTTATAAGAGTTTAGATACAGCTTAATAGACTTCGACTCTACAATATTAGGTGTATCACACTCATAAACATACTTAACAACACCTGATACTGGATAACCGCTGCCTAATAGAAACGATACTTCAAACGCATGCCAGGTATCAGTACCTACGAAATCTTTATCTGTAATTTCATATGCTTCTCTATTCAAGTAACGAGGAATACCTACCAATAAGCTGCTATCAACAGCATCAGGTGTCTCATAACGTGTCATCGTAGCTCCATCAGAAGTACGACCTAAATGCTGACTAGCAATATCTTCAATTTTATTCATCTGCAATTCCTCTATCCTTTTCTAGTTTCTCAATAGCAAAATTAATAAATGTCGCAGCTTTATATAACTCCTGCAACACATCATCCTTCTTACCTAGACGCCAAAGATACTTAAACGCCTGATAACGATTATAATCTGTAAAGACATCATTCTGATGATCTTCTGTTAAAGCCTCAATAACTTTAATACATTCAAACTCTACCATGCGTTCTGCACGATAGTGATTAGGTCTAATACTTTTCAAAGAATTGCTCCCATGCTTCTAAAGATGTTTCTCTAAGTTTATTATAGTAATTTCCGCTAGTATTTTTAACAGCAATATTAGAAACTATATCACCAGCGTCTACTTCTGGTATAACTTTATGTACAACTGACCCTATAAGATTCATATATGGTTTAATTCTCTCTTGAGGATCTTTACCTCTTAACTCAGGGTATACGTTAATGAGTCCAGGATGACCGTTATAGATATTTTTACATTCCTTACATACTTCTTCTGGAATGATTCTCAGATAGCCATGAAGAGTAATAAGATCATCTTTATGATTATCTATAAGATATTTCATAAGTGTATTATGATCTGCTATGTACGGATTTAAATCACCTGTGTACTTCTTATTATTAGTTAATACCATACTAGGAACTCTGTCAAGAATACCTGACAGAGTTTTAATTTCAGAGCCTGTTTGAGAAAACAAAGCTACCCATTTCATCGACAATAACTCCTGAATGTCTTAATATTATACTCAATTGCAGCCCAATGTTTATTAACATCATCATTCATCATAGTATAAAGTTTAACTGATTCTTTATCACTTAATCCATCAGCTGAATACCATATATCTTTAATACCATGTATGACTGGATTTGAAGTATCTAAACTATCAATCCATTCATAATCTGTATAGCCTTTAAACTCTTGTGGAAGCCCGCAACCAAGTAAGTGATGAGGTTTATTTGTATTAATAATACCTTCTTCTAACATCCTACCTAGAGTATCTTGACGACCAACAACCATTTTATGGTATTGATTACCATCCCATGGATAGTCTTGGAAGAAAGGATGATTAAAAGATAAAGCAAGCTTATCTACTCTTTCATCATTCTTGAAATAGTTGTAGCATGATACCAACTCTTCATAAGTACTACCTTGTGATACAGCAATAATTTTACCAGGAAGGTCAGGGTATTGTTTCATAAAAGACTCGAAAGAATCTACAGTTTTATCACGGTCATCTAAAACATCTGGAACAATATAATAAGTAGGATTCATCTCTTTAACCCAATAAGCAAACCTTTCTGGGTTCCAAGATGTACCAAGCTCAAAGATAGAGTTATCTAAAATAGTTTCTCTACCTTTAGAAACACTCTCATGAGCCTTAGCAAGATACTGTTCATTCTCTTCAAAGAGATGAACTAGAAAATAATCATAGTCAGTTAATTCCTGCACCTTATCAAAGATACTAAGCGGTGCTTCATGCGCTATCTTCATGTAACTTTAAAACCTCTCTATTTTTTAGATGCTGTTCTTCAATATCATCTTTACTCTGTCCATAATAAGGAACAGCGTGATGTTTTTCGATAAGATATTCATTTACTGACTTATCTGCATAATTAGTAATGCGCCACAACTCACCCATAATGCGTCCAAATTTACCTTTAGCGTCATATGTTTTAGTTTTAAGAATCATACCAGCTTTATCATCACAGAATTTCTTAACGAAATCTTTAGCAGCTAAGCCATAAATTTTTTCTACTTTATCTCTTGTGCGAGATTCTGGAGTATCAACTCCATAGAGTCGAACGCGTTCGTTAGTAAGCCATACTCCAAATCCAAGATCAATATCAACATCAACAGTATCACCATCGACAACTCTCTTTATTTTTACTCTATATTCAAACATAAAAAAACTCCTAAAAAGAATAAGAAGAGTGCCCACGGGCACTCTTTATATTTTTATCCAATAGAACTAACGTTCATTTTTCTTTTAAGGTGTGATAGAAGCACACCGTAGATTGGTAAGAATAAAACCAGTGAAGTTGCAATCTTAAAGAATACATCTACAGTAGCAATTTCTAACCAATTAGCAGCCATAAACTCGTTAGTAGGATGATTACTAAACGCAGCGTAGAAGAATAGATATGTGTCTACAATGTTAGCGACAACAGTAGAAATAGCAGGAGCAATCCACCATGTATCATATTTTTCTCTAATACGCTGAAAGACAGAGACATCAAATAACTGTCCAATCAAATAAGCTAATGCACTTGCAAAACCAATACGCCAATCAGCTAACATTGCGCTAATAACAATAGCAGGAGGAAACGCTAATGCTACAACAGAACGAGCTTGATACTTATTAGTAAGACGTACAGTCAAATCAGTAGCAATAACTACAAGTGGGAAAACAAACATTGCCCACGTAAAGTGATAACCAAAAATAGTACCACTAAACTGCACGATATAATTCGATGCAGCGATAATAACAAGATGTAAAGCAACAAGCTTATAAAGCAAAGCACTATCAACATCTTCGAGATTAAACCATTCTTTCAACATAATATTCTCCTTATCTTGGTGCAAATTCTTGTTGAAGTTTAATATGATCGAAGAACTCTTTCTTCGTAGTCATTTTATCGTCTAAAAAATGTCCCTTAAGGACAGCAGTTTGAGTAAGAGAGCTATGCGCTCCAATACCTCTATTCTCACAACAACCATGAGTTGCTTGAATGTATACAGCTACATTATCAGTGCCAGTAGCTTTTTGAATCTCTTTAGCAATATCATTACACAACTCTTCTTGTAACGTACCTCTACGAGCACACCACTGAGCAATTCTCGTATATTTAGAGAGACCAATAACTTTATCTCCTGGAATAATACCAATATAAGCTACACCTCTAACAGGCTGATGATGATGCGAGCACATCGACTTAAGTTCTGAACGAACAACCAACATACCTTTATAAGCATCATCACCATCATTAGGAAAAGCAGTAGCATTAGGCATATTCTCATAACGACCAGCCATAATCTCATTATAGTACATCTTAGCTAGCCGTCGAGCAGTTCCCATAGAGTTAGGATCATTCTCTCTATCGATAAGCAATGCATCAAGAACGTTCTCAAAAGCAATAGTAGCTTCTTCAATAAGAGCTTCTTTAGTAGTATCGCTCATATATTCAGAGATATTATCCCCTGCCCAAAAACGTTTACCGTCTGAGGACATTTTTTCCATAATTCTATCAGATACTCTTACACTCATTAACTATTAATTCCTTCAATAATAATTTTCATCTCGTCCATCTCTTGTTGCTTATGCTTATCGACGCTTTCTTCTAGATCTTTATAAGCGTTAGTAGCTTTAAGTTTGTCGAAGAGCATCTTTTCTTTACGTAGACGATTAAGTAGAATCTTATTCGCTTCTGCATCAGAATAGGCTAGCAAAACAAAAGCTCTGAACTGAGGTCCATCTTGTACTATTTTAGATTGTTGTACAGCATAGCCAGCTACATCTACATCTGCGATTAGATTCGTTGTTACACGCTCAATATCTTGAGACACTTCAGCGTCTAAATCAGTTGAACCGATTTTAGCGATAAAGCTTTTAGTCTTCGAAGATAAGCGACCGTTAATTCGATCTGCTAGAGTAGTCTTTGCATTAAGCACTGCAATATCCATAGCTAACTGAAGATCTGGTGTTACAGCTGTACCTGATGAATAGATAGTATTTTCATCTTTCGGGTAGTTAAGATACCAGTCAGGGATAAGATTAACTTGTGTTTCAACCTTCAAAGTTTTATACTTAATAGGATCTGTGATCGCCATATTAGTTGAAGGGCTAGATGAACAAGCTCCAAGTACCAGAGCACAAGACGCTAGTAGAACGATATTTTTCATAATTTACTCCTAGTTGCTAAAAAATAGACTCAATAAAGATAATCCGTTCATAATATCTTTATCAGACACTGGCGGATATACTCTTCCATTATAACCATACATCACATTAGGTTCTGCATTAGTTAACTTTGTTTCTGCTACAATAATAGTAGGAGGAGGCGGAGGTGTTTTACACACGTATTTTTGTGTTGAATTTACGATGCTTCCATTATCGTTATAATTAACTACTGTTGTTAATGTACAATCTTGACCAAAAGCAAAACCAGCCAAGAAAGAACTCATCCAAATAGTACTTAACCATGTAATAATGTATAGCAGCTGTTGTCTGTTCTTGAAAAACATTTCTTATAGAACTCCGCAGTAACCTCTACTGTATGCATACAACCACTAAGGGTTATACAAGACATTATCATTATAACAATTTTCATTATTAGGTTCCGATAGCGTTACCAAAAAGATAAACATGAGCTCTAGCTGATACATTATATCCTCTCTTAAGAGCTTCCCATGCTACGTTTTTAGCAATTTCATCTTGACCTTCAAGAGTTGCGCCAACAGGCATAATATATACTGGCCAATCAATACCTACTTTGCGGTATTCATTAATAACATTTTCCAACTCTTGCCATTGTTTTTTTTCTAGCCCCATGACAAATTTTAACTGTCCATTATCTGATACTTCCATATATTCTTTTACTACATCAGGTTTAATAGCTTTTTCTGGTTTTTCACCCGCTACTGTCCATAATTTAGGTGAAACAGACCAGAACAACTGCCAGTCTCTATCTTCTGCCATAAAATCTTTTAATTCTTTAATTAGCTTTTTTGTACCATTAGTTTCAAATGTTACACCGCCTGGTTCGTTTTTAGAGTTTTTAAAAATTTTAAGAATTTCAGTAGAGCATTTTTGTGATGATGGCATTAAAGGTTCACCACCTGTAAAACACATATGAGCTCTTTGACCACTTCTTGGATGTAAAAACTGCCCGCTTAAATTTAATTCATTTGAATTGTAATACATGATAGTTTGTACTAGCTCTTCAGGGGTTCTGTGACCCATTAAATGTTTATATTTTTTAGCCCAGGTATAAGAACTATCACATCCCTTATCCCATACAGGTAGTTCTTCTACTTTGCTAACCGTAGAAACGTCAAAATCTTCATAAGGCAACTCATATGTTTCAGGGTTTGTAGGGTCTATTTGACCAAAACCGTTACATTGTAAGTTACATAAAAAATAGCGTAACCAAAGTGTATGTTGACCTGTATACGCTCCTTCACCTTGAATAGATGAAAAAACTTCTGAATAGTAATATTTTGCTTCACTCATAATTCTTCAATAACTCCTAATATTTCTGCTGCGATAAACAGTGAACCTGCTACAGCATAATTACCATAAAAAAGATAAACACCTGCAACAATTCTAACTATACTTTTAATTATACTAATATAAAAATGTTTTTTACTTGGATCTATTGGTTCCACTTTTATCTCCTATAATTGGGATAGATTTTTCTACTTGCTCTTTAATATCCACAACAGTCTCTGATGTGATTATATTAATAATTAACTTTGTAAGATCTACATCTTTTTGTAGAGTCATAATTTTTTCAGTAAGCTCTTGTAGCTGCTCGCGGTAAAAATCTAACTCTTTTTCTTTACGAAGCTTATGTTCTATAAGCTCACCTAATCGGATTATATTATTTTCTGACGATTGCACTGTTTGCGCCATGCTCTTTTACTTCTACAGATTCAACCCAACAACGATTGTTAGTTTGTTCTTTAATAAGTTTATTAGAATATTCGAAAGCGTGTTGAGCAAACTTCTCACAACCTACTCCATTCATAACTCTAATGTCAGCTAAATTCCAATGATATAATTGTCTGAGCATATCAATCATAGGATCAGAAGAGTCAACAGCTACAGTGTGATCAAATTGTTCTTCAAGCCAATCTTTAAGATCTTTAAGACCTCCAAAATCTACCACCCAATTTTTATCGTCCAATTCATTACATCCAAATACAAAGGTGAATGCAAGAGCGTATCCATGTAACAAAGAGCAGTGTGAATGTGATGCGTTAGGTTGTCTGAATGCACAGCTTAAACCCCTTTCATGTCCATAAGTTTTAGTAGAGAAATATTTCATGCAGCTTCCAATTCAATAACATATTGCGGTGCACCTGTATACCAATCAGGTACATTTCCTGTTTTCCATTTAGCAAATGTAAACTTATCCATATTATAATAATTATGATATGCTTTTACAGGATCTTTATCTTTATATTTTTCAGGCATAGCTTGAACAAACGCTGTACGTTTATCCTTTGCAAATTTTAAATTAGGAATTTGACCTTCATAGATCATTAGTAGACCTTCTAAGGAATGTACTTTATTATAACGTCTAGAATACTCAACACATAACCCACGCATATGATTTACAAGCCATTTATAGTTACCTAACGATTCCATAGCCCATAATGTACATGGATGCTTAATATGAGCAGGCGGGTAACCTGATGTATTAAATTGCTCTGAAGGCTTAATACCATACTTAGTAGTACTATTACTATCTAATACAGCTGATAGCATTTGACTGCACTCAACAATCATTTTAACTACATGTTTGTCACATTGCATTTGCGCAGCGATTTTTGGATCGCGATCAAGGATAAAAATATTCAAGGTGTTCCTCCGGTTGTATAAAATTCCATTCGATCTTTCAAATATTTACGAATACGTCTAAGCTCAGATAGTTCTTCGCCTTCAATGTTATTCATTTTCATTATAGAAATTTTTGTATTAATGTTAATAATTTCATCAAAAAGAGCTCGAGCTTGTGACATAGCTGTACTACTCATTCCATTATCCAAATTAAGGGTTATTTGATCTTCATCATACATTCCACTCTACCTTTTCTTCTATAGCATAGCGAGCACCATGGATGTAATCTTTATCTTCATCTTGCATTACACTCCAAAACTTTGTAATAGTCTGAATATGTGATTCCACAATATCTGGTCTATCCATATGAACATTGTCTTCCATCATATCTTGAAGAGTATCCATACGTTCTTTAATTTTAACCTGAATAGGATTAGACAAATCATAATCTGTCATTAATTTCTCCTCATTGTAGCATAATCTTTAGCGTCTTGGTCTTTATTAACAGGAACTAAATTAGACTTATGCATAGTAGCAACACCTACAATGAAGTCACCAGTGTAAGTATTAGATTGTCGAACAGCTGTGCTGCCTTTGACAATATTCGATGTTTGAACAGTACGTTCACCTTGATGGGATTTATAATCTGGCATAGAACCTACACCTAGACGTTTACCTTTAGCGTTATGAGGTAATACAGCTTTAATCTGATCAGGATGAACACCTCTATCTCGTAACCATTTATCGTGCTCTGCTTTAACACGTTGTTGCTTAATCGTTAAAGACTTTCGCTTTGATCTCATCTAACATCTCCTCTTGAAGTCTGTAAGCTTCTTGCTCATAAGGTAAACGGATATATTCTTCAAAATTATTATAAGGTTTATCCGTAATTTGTTTACGAATATACTGACGAACATGAACCATTTCATGAATAAGAAGAGTTACAATATCGTCAGTAGGACCTTTCAACGCTGATTCGCTAATAGCTAAGAAAAAAGTATCTTCAGCTTCCTGATGTATCATAGCTTCAGCAGCACCCATATCCTCATCTAAAGCAATATGGCAATCGATAAACACAGGATTACGACGCCTAGGCATAAGTGCCGCCAAGGATTGCTCGATGACATCTCTGATAAGTATACCTTGTTCTTCATTTTTTACTCCTACAATATCTAAACATACAATCATTTTTTAATTTCTTTCCTATAAGATCTTACTGCACCTGGAATCATAGTAGGATATTTACCTAAAAACGTTCCAGCTTTAAGATCGTGTTTCGTAATATACGATTTATGACGATGATCTACGTCATCCCAATTTTCCAATAGCCATTTACCTAACCCATCAAACTCTGCATCAGAGATTAAAGGATCGTCCTCTTTATAATAAGCATAAGAGCACATAAGGTATTTGGCTATTGGATTTTTCATTAGTGTCTCATATGATCCTGATCAGTGAATTGAGAAACTTGATCAGGATCTGCTTTGTGCGAGAAAACAACAGTATCGTTATCTCTATCAACATCACCGTACATACGATGATCATGAGTCAGATGGACGAAGTCAGGCTTACCCCAAACCCTAACCGCAGCCAGGTAATCATTATCATTTCGAAAACCAACAAAGTGTAGCATTACAAAACTCCTCTTAATAAACCCCTAATTCAAAACTACTTACTAGATACGCCCGAGCTAGTATCTCCGATCTCTGCAGAGATCGAAACTAACATCCCCGAAGAGATAGTGCTTTTAGCTGATCAACGCCTCTACACGGACGTATCTAGTAAGTAGTTTTTACACCTAAGTGAAGGTAGACCGGCACCTGTATTGTTATAGGTATTATGCAGCTTCCTTTTCACCTAAACGTTCAAAACCAACACCTTTAACTACATACAAACGATTCTCTTCGTCTTCAATAACATCACCTACACTAATTGAATGCATACGATCTAAACGAGTAATCTTATCTTCTGGACCGATGTTACCAATCTCAAATACTTCGTTAAGATCATCTGCAATAATCTCGCACACTTTACTATAATGAGCAAGAAAGAGGGATGAAGGAACGTTACCGTAAAACGAAACCTGAAAGTATTCATCAGATTTATGCTCAGCTAAGTATTTACGATGTGATGGAATCATTTGGTAAATTGAAAACTTCATAATATTCTCCTCATTTCTCATTCTATACATATATTATATACACTTTTTTACCAAAAATCAACTAAAAAAGGGCCCAGAAAACTCAATGTTTTCAAGGCCCTAGTATTTTTTTAATTTTATTGTCGTTATTATTGTGAGTCTTTAAAGTCTTGTTTTGTTGGAGCACCTTTTGAACCTGGTGTTCTCATTTTTTCACCTGATCCGTCTTTGATACGTTTTCGCTTAGCGTGGATATTATCCCAAAGACCTCTTTCACCTTCGCTTACAGGTTTTTTCTTGAATGTATCCATTCCATCGCCTTTTACCTTACGAGGACCTAAGCGTTCTTTTTCAGCATCTTGAGTAGCAATGCGCTTCATTGCACCTTCTTTTTGTAAAGCTTTAGTAGCTCTATCAATACCTTGAAGTCTATTATTTCTTTTTCTATCAGCAGCACGAATAGCTTCACGGTCATTATTAGCCACACCTCTTTCAGCTTGAGCACCTTGGTGTCCAATATCTCTTGCCGCCACTCTTACATATGAAGCTTTTGCTCTCTTAGAAATTTCATCTACTTGTTCTACACTTTCCATAGATTTGACTTTCTTTTGAGTCTTAAATCTACTTGTATCTGCTGAACTAAGACGACCTGATACACCGCTTTCTAAGTCTGAACTACCATGAGCACCTTGAGCTTTAGCTGGAGGTGCTTTAGTAATCTTACCACCTTTTTTGAGGTATGCATCAATAGCTGCTTGATCTTCAGATACCTTAGCGCGAAGCTCTTTTTTCTTTTCTGCAGGAGTAATTCTCTCTACAGAAATAACAGCTTTAGGGTCTTTAAACTTTTTGCGAAGAGATGCTTTAATCTCACCAGCAGAGCCATCAATATACATAGTAGGAAGGCCATCTACTTCTACTTTAAATGTACCTTCTTCTAAAGCTTCTTCTTTAACAGGACCATGACTGCGAACTTTTTTCATATCAGATGCGGTAATCTTTTTGTCTTTATTATGATCTAACTTATCTTGATCACCATGAAGCTCTTCTGGAATTTCTGTAGCTGGAACTTCTACTTTAGGTGTTTTAGAAGCAGGTTTCTTTTTTGTATCTGTAGCTGCTTCTTGAAGCTGCTCTTCTTCTTCAACATTAATCTCTACTTCAACATCATCTGCTTTGACAGCTGTAAATTTCTGTCTAACAGAAGAAGTGTCAGGATCAAAAGTTGTTTTTTTAATATAATCTGCGTAAAATTCAGTACTCATCGTTGCCAGCCTTTATATATTATTAAGGTCTATTTAACCTAGTTAAAGCGTCATGTGCTCTACCAGCTTGTTTATCAGCGTCGTCGCGGCGTTTGTCTGCCATGCTTGCTGATTTGTGATCACCTCTTGATTTAGCACTACTAGAATAATCTTTTAAACTATCACTTTTTTTATAATTATCTCTACGAGACTTTGCCAATTTTCTTTTCATCATAAATTTGCCAACAGGGCTAAATGGACCCTCTGCTAATTTAATTAAATCGTTATCTGACATGTCTAATAAAATATTATCTAGTTCGTTTAGATCGCCTTCACCAATATAATTTTTCATTTGCTTACTAATATATGTAGCATAATACTCTTGTAAGCCCATTGTAAACTCCTTATTTTCTACATAGTGACCTTTATTTGTTGCATGGTTAAAACGCTTATGCTTTGGAATGTCATCTGCATGAGTTTCTCCAGCTCTATAAGGATGATGGTCACTATTACTCTGCTTAGCCACCTTTACAGCGGCTTGAGCTTGATGACTATGCAAGCTATCACCTTTTTTAATTTCACCAGTAGCTGTGTTAACTGTGTGAACTCGAGTTCCTCTATTAGTTGAAGGATGTAACGAAGTGTGTTGTTTACCATCATCAGCCTTATGATGTTGATAATGTAAACCATTATTATCAGACTTAGCAGCTGAATCGTGAGATTTAAAGGTCTTTGTCTTCCTATTAATCTCTTTACTATAACCTCCACCTTTTTGGCGATAACCTTTTGTTGGGTGGTTAATTACATGAATAGTACCCAAATCTTGTGCCGCTTCTTCTACTGAAGAAATTTCTAGAATTGTATCTTCTAATGATTTATAGCTCATCGTTGCCATCCTTTAATGTATTCCTGTGAAAAGTTAAAATGTGAGAAATTTAATCTATCAACAAATTTAACTGCTTCACCTTTTTCTGTGTTAATTGCTACATAACCTTCTGGCTCTGTAACTTTAAATCCATCTTTAGTAAGGACAAATGCCTTTTGATTATTTATCATATTAAGTTTGTTAATAGCCATCATCTTAGCCTTGGTAATTTCATCTACATATTGAAAGGATTTTACTAATGTTGACATATTTTTATTAAGATCGTCTATTAACTGTTTAAGAGCTGCTCTCTTAGTTTGAATAGCTGCTTCTGATTTTACTTTAGAAACAACTTTATCTTCCCAATATTGTTTAAGGTATACAATATAATCTTTAGCAGCTGTACGAGGGTTAGGAAGATGTCCTGCTCTAATTTTACTATTAATAAATGTCTTTACTCCAGCACCTTGATTAGCTTTTGGAATACTATCCATTATCTTTACAATTTTATCAAAACCACCGATTAATCTTTCAGCTTTGTTAATATATGAATTAAAAGCTCTTAACTCTGTATCATCAAAACCTATATCAGCTCCTTTGAAATACGCGTCATCCATAAACACATTTCTTGTCGTCTTAAGTTTAGATATATCAACACCAAAAGAAGCAGAGTAGTTAGCCAAACTACCTTTACCGCTATATGAAGTATGCCATATGATACCCATGTTAGCGTTCCTAATACGCTTAGCAACGTCAGACTTAGCAGGCCAAGCGTATACAATAGTATTAGGATGGACTGTAAGGTATCGTTCTCCATCAATTGTTTCATACTTTTGATCTCCTGAAGTAAAAAGCATATCGCCTTGTAAAACTACATCTTTCGGAATACCTACACCAGCGAGTTCTTTCAACGCAACTTGTAATTTCTGTGCTTTACCACCTGACTCATTATCGCTAATATCTTTTGATGTCTTATAGATTTTAGGATTCTTAGCAAATACAGATTTAGTACCAACAAAAAACTCTCCATCTTCTGGGTCGTAACCCGCGAATAAAGCAGGAGCTCCATCCCATTTTACAGTCATACTAGCATGATTAGTACCTACTGTGTTTGAAAAGTCTCTTAAGAATTCAATAGCAGCTTTAGCGCCTGCGTCTCCTCTCTCAAACAGATCTTCATCTGCATGAGTCATATGTAGATTTTGCTTTGAATCAGCAGCTTCTTTTAGGAATTCACTAAAGTTTAACATATTTTATTTATGTTCTATCTGATCTTTTTACAGGGTTCTCAATTCTATAATTGACTACGTCCCAGTTAATAATACTCATATGAGATTTAATATACTGGGTTCTATCATCGCCATGTGATATAATATAAGCATGTTCCCAACAATCAATAACCAGAGCAATATTATCAACAATCCTGTTGTTAGGAATTAGATTAATATAACCACTAGTGTTCATGAACACCCAACCATTACCTTGAATAGATCTAGCTTTTTCTAATATTGTTTGTACGAATCTCTCATACGAACCATATCTCAACTCTATAACTCTTAAGGCATTACCAAAAGGAATATTATTTTGACGAACTTCTCTTAGTCCTTCAAAATACAAACCGTGTAAAAATGCACCAGCTTTATCAAAAGCAAAATCACCTACACCTTCATTAAAGTTATCAACATGTTTCTTGTAGATAAAATTATAGTGTAGATCAAAGGTATGTTCATTCATAACCGGTTTCAACTTTGCAATATCAAAGGAAACCGGAACAGTTTCTAACATTCTCATTCAGCTAGCTCTTTTGCCTTTTTGATTAATTCCTTAGCTTCATTATACAAGCTTTTAGCAGTCTCTTTTTTTGATTCAGCTAATTCTAGATACTCTTCAGCTAATTCTCTAGGGGTCTTTTCCTTTACAGGTTCTTTATTATTCTTTACTATATTTAATACCGGAAAAGCTGTACTCACAACATTTATTGAGATATTAAATTTTTCCTCTAATTTCTTATCCTTAGCTAAGCAAATAATCTCTGCTTCACCTGGATCAATAGCTTCAAGCATTTCAATAAACATACGTTCGATCTGTAACGGACGCATTTTAACTGATTGAGCTGATCTGACAAGTACTGGAAAAATACGAATATACTCCCACAAAGACGCGTGATTCGGACCGTCTGGTGATTCATTTCTATTATACGGTGGAATACCTTCTGGAACCATAGATACAATAGTGTCACAATAATTCATCTTCAACACGCGATGAAGAGGGGTATGATCATAGAATTTTTTCTTAAGTGTTTCGATTTTTAATTGATCGCTTTTAAGATTGCTAATCTCCGATAGAATCTCGAAGACTTGCATGTCCCGCGCTTTGATATTGCTCATAATTTAATCCTTTTCTTACCATTTTCATAATATTTTCTGCATCTCTTTGCAGAGTTCTTGGCAAGCCTTGCTTAAAGCTTGCTAAATCGCCATCCGCTGCGATAGCTCTCATTTTAGAAGCTGACATACCTGAAACGTCATCAGCATCTGGGTCACGCTCACCAGCCGATACTACATTAATAGTATCGAACGAATAATCTTTACCGTTATACTTGTTAACTAGATCTTTAAAATCTGATACTCTATCTGAACCCACTACTAGTACAACCTCATCGTATTTCTTTTCTAGTTCTTGTAGCACTTTAATTATAGTGTTAGCTCTAGACATTTTAACAATATTACCAAAAGCTTTCTTAGCTAGCTTAATTTTATCACTATATTCTATAGGATCTTTAGGTAATTTATGTGTATGAGAAAGATAGATGAGAGGGTCGCCTTTATGCATTCTAGCAACCGCTCTCACTTTATTGACCAGTTTTTCATGTCCTGAGGTAGGGGGGTTCATCCTACCAAATGTAAAAACTGCTTTTGACATATTATGTCAAGTCTGATGTTGTTGCTTCTTCTGTCGAATCATCAAGAGCTGTGATTTCAACAGTAGTCAAGAAGTCTTGGGTAGCAAAGTCAACAGTTGAAGCTGCTTCTACAGATTCTTGAATCGCGGCTCTACCTAAAGGCATTGCATCTAAAATTTCATGTGTATTAGTACCATCTGTACCAGTCACACCAAAACCTGCTGCTGATGCTTGTACAGCTGCACCGAAAGCAACACCTTTTCCATCAATACATGTCTGGTTATTATTACCAGAAGTGTCAGGAATTACATAAGTCATAAGGATCTCCTTTTATTTGTTATAACATTATTATTTATTATAACTTTACTTCGAAATCCTGCAACGACTCTATCAACAACTTCATTTGATTTTTAGTAAACAATGTCATTAGACGACTAATAGAACCAACAGCAGGTTTATTAAAAGCTTCTAATACTTCTTTCTTAAGATAGTCAGGACATCTACTTAGATCTATCATATCTCTATTACGAATAATACGACGAGCGATAGTAGTACCTAATGCTTCAGGATCTTTCATAAGCATATCCATCTTAGCTTTACGTAGAGGAGTCTGACGAGCGTTTTCTTCTACGAGTACGCTATCATCTGACATAACGTTAGGTATACCATCACCTATATCACCTTTAAGTACCTTAACTTCTAGATCAGTAATAGGGTCTACATCTGGTTCAACCCATTTCTTTTGGATATTGCTAAACTGCTTAATATTAGGATACTTCTGTAATTGTACAAAGTCCTTATCTGGAGATACAATTACAGTTGGTGTAGGATTCATATTAGCTTCTACAATAGTAGCAATAACGTCATCTGCTTCACAACCTTCAATACGTACACAACGATAAGGTGAATACTCTATAATCTCATCACGTACACTATTCATCATATCAAAGATAGCAGACCAATCATGTTTGGATTCTTTGCGCTGCTTCTTACGATTAGCTTTATATTGTGGAAACGTCTTCTTACGCCAGACATTTGTATGATCCATACATATAACCATCTCACCGTACTCATTACGAAACTTTTCGTTATACTGACGAATAATGTTAAAGATCTGGTGTCGTACTAGACCTGGCTCATCCATAAAGTCATCTACTCTGACCATAATAGACGACATTGCAATAGACGAGTAATCAAGTAATATCAACGTAAGCTCCTATTCTACCGTTAAGATCGGGACATTCAACATATCTATGACCGTCAGGAGGATTAATAGTTTCACCTTCCCACACGGGTATAAAGACGTTATTATTATAAGAGAAATCAGGATTTTTTCTAATGTGAACTTCGATTAATTTATTACCTATAAACTCGCAATTAACATTAGGTTTATCTCTAAAGTTGTAAAGTATATGAGGAAAGGGAAAATCTTTTTTATCTATAATCCATCTTTCCCATTTGGTTACATCTTCGCCAGGAATACCTACTGTGGTTCGAACTCTTTTTCCATGCTCAAAATCTACTGAATAGTGAGTACCCCTAAACACCTGACACCAAAAATGACCAGTAGGAAGATTATCTGTAGAATCTTGTAACCACATGAAATGTGTACCAAGCCCTAGCCCTACAAAGTTAATAGCTGGTCTAACAATATAATTACCCGGTTTAGGTACATTAACACCCGCAGGACCGCATTTATAACCTAGCATCTTAGATAGCTGTAGTTTGTTGTATACCCATAGCTCTTCTGGATTGAGGTCTAAAAATTCTCTATCGTACATATCGTTAGACATTATTCCCAATTTATATCCATAATAGGTTTAGTGTCAGTTTGCGAATTCTTTTGAGCATCGTTTTGTACTTCAATAGATGCAGGTTGTTGATCTAGATCAAGCACTCTCATTTTAGCATAATCTACATTCAATAACCAATTACGTCTATCAGCCGGGTCACCGTAACGATTTTTTAGCTGAGTAAATCTAATCAAGCCTTCATCTCTTAGCTTATCATTAGTAGTCATAGCAAAGAAATAATCAGCAGTCATAGGAAGACCAAACGATTCAGACACAGAAGTAATTTCTACATCAGCGTCACTAAAGCCTTGACGATTAGTCTGAGTAGCAGTCAACACAGGAACATCAAACTCCATTGCTAACGCTCTTAGTTCTTCTGCAGTAGACTTAATCTGTTCATATGAATTAGCTTGCTTGCTTGCGCTCATAGACTGACATATATTAAGATAGTCAATACAAACTAGATCTGGCTCGAAGTCTTTTTTCTGCTTAAGCTCTTTTAAGAGAGCTCTAAAATGACCTGAATGAGCTGACTTAGTAGGATATTCTTTTACAACAAGTTTACCCTTTGTCTTCATCTTAAGATTGTTAAAGCGTTTAAGGAAAGAATCTTTAGCAATAACTTCTAGTTCTTCGTTATTAAGGTTAAGAAGGTTTTGGTCAATACGCTGAGCAATCTTTTCTTCAGCCATCTCCATAGTAATATAGAGTACATTATGACCAGATTCAACTAGATTAGCGGTCATAGCACACATAAACAGAGACTTACCTACACCAGTACCTGCCATAATAACACCAAGAGTCTTAGATGGGAAACCACCTCTCAAGATATAATCCATATGCTCTAGACCTGAAGGTATCTTTAACTCTTTACGATTATAAAACTCCCAACGTTCATCTGCTTCATCGATATAGTCGTGACCTACAGACTTGTCAAATGAAGTAGAAATAGCTTGCGTAAGTAGTTCAGGAAGAGCAGACATAGGTGTCTTCTTATCTTCACCACCAATAACATTAACAGCTTTATATACCGCGTTAACGATAGCTCTTTCTTGACACCATTGCTCTGTCTTATTAACAAGAAATTCTACTTTAGAAATAGGTTCTACATCAGCATCTAAGAGCTTCATAGTCTCGTTATAGACTGCTTCAGTTAAGTCATTACGAGACTCAACTTCAATTTTAATAGCAGCTTGTTTAGGAGCATTATTATATTTACCATAATACTGTTGAATCTCTTCGAATATTATACTTTCATGCTTCTCAGTAAAATAATCTTTTGCTAAGAAAGGAAGTACTTTCTGGCAATACTCATCACTTTTAAGTAGATTATAAAGAATACCTTTTCTTAGTTCTGGTGAGTCAATTGCCAACGTTTAAGATCCTCCTCTGTATTAATTTCAGCTGCTGGACTATCACTATAGACCAATCCTACAGGTATATTATTATAAAGCCAACGCAATTGTTCTAAACTTTCTACTAATTCTCCATCGTGAATAGGTAAATTAGTATATGCATTTAAAGCCCATCTATGGTAGCCGTATATACCAAGATGCCAATCCCCATAACCAGTAATACCACGAGCAAACCAAATTGCATTACGGCCGTTTCCGACGAGCTTAACACTATTCGGATCAGATCTGAGATCATCAGGCATATCAGTATATACGGTAGCAACTGGATAAGTAAGTAGAGCATTTTTTATATCCTCAAATACTGGAGGCACATCAATCATATCACCTTGAACATTAATAAAGGTATCATAGTCTTTTAGCTTGTTATCATTAATTGCTTGTGCTACTCTTGCAGTTCCGTTAGGACAATCTGGGTCAGTCATGATAGCTTGACCCGGAAATAAAGAAGCGATTTTTTTACTATCTGTAGCAATAAACACATCTTCTTTGTCATTAAAACAACAACACCAATGATGTACACGTTGAATAAGATTCATTGTCTTATCAACTTTTACTAACATCTTTTCCGGAAATCTAGTAGATTCAAGTCTCGCTGGGATTACTATCGCTGTTTTCATTTACCATACCTACTAAAATATCTTTAATAATCTCGCCGGAAACCTTTGCAAACATTTCAATATCTTTAGGCGCTTCTCCTAAAAATTCTGCTTGAAATGTAACTCTTCCTTCCTCACCCTCATCATCTTCTACTTTCATATCTACAGGACGCCAAACCGTGTCTTTAAACTTACCTTGTTTAACACGAATCCATTGACCTCCTTCTGGGTCAATGAATGGTTCGAAGTTTTTAGGATTAGGCTTCATCTGGAAAAATCTCCTTATCTACAATTAGCTCTTCTTCTGGCTCTTCAATAACAGCTCTTACTTCACTAATTGAGAAACGCTTCTTAATAGCATCTGCGAAACCTTCTTTAAAAATAGGTAACCAGAACTCAGCAGTATCAGTTTCTTTACGACGTTTTTTATCTGTAATAATCTCTCCTGTAGAAGGATTAAAACCTTCAAACCACCCATTTGCTGGCTTTCTAATCCAACCTACTTCGAGACCAACATCTAATAAACCAGACCACTTGTTAATACCACCCTCCCAACTAATAGATAGTGGAAGGCGAGTCTTTTCACGAACAAAGCGTGACTTATCAACACCGATCATAAAGTTATATCCTGAAATCTCTTTACCGTCTTTCTCTTGCTGACGACCCATAAAGAAGATCTGATTAGCTGAGTAATAGATACCTGTACCACCAGACATAATCTCTTTAGGAAATAAACCAATCTCTTGATACGTATGATTAATAACAATCATCGGAATATCACGTGTAGTGAGATATGGAGTACAGATTCTAAACAAAGACTTAAGTGCTTTAGCACGAGACATATCTGCTACAGATTTCTCATTTAAAGCATCTTCTAGTTCTTTCTTAGAAGCTAGGTTACCTACAGAATCAATTACGATAACAATCTTATCTCCGCGTTCAATATTCTCTAACTGACGAGTAATATCAAACTTGAGTTGTTCTACATGCTCTACGGGTGTATGAAGTACTCGCTCTGGGTCTACGTTCATTGACTTAAGGTATTCGGGAGTAATACCAAACTCAGTGTCATAGAGAAGACATACAGCGTCGCTATGTTTCTTCAGATAAGCGCCTGCCATAAGCAGAGCGAGATTCGATTTAAAATGTTTAGATGGTCCTGCAATAACAGTAAGACCTGAAGTCAAACCACCATCTACAGAACCAGACAAAGCAACGTTCAAAATAGGAACGTCAGTTGGACACATATCTTTTTTATTGAATAGTTGAGACTTAGACAGAACCTCAGACTGTTTTACAGTTGAAGTTTTCTTCAACTTACTTAATAGATCACTCATTTTTTCTCCTAGCTGTTTTACTTAACAGGTGCTACCTGATTACATTATATAT